ATGGGAACTGTCCCGCTAATGCTGGCCGTCACGCTTCCAATCTGTGCAGTACCCGCTCCGATGGTGACTGTGCCCGCTCCGATAGTAACTGAATTTCCAACTGTAACTATACCAATTCGACTAGTTCCAGTCGTTAGAGAAATAAAACCGCCTCCAACCGTCACAGAACCAATGCTATTTGTGCCATAAGGCAGTGCTGTAATATCGACAGTGCCAGAGATGTCGGGTAGCGAGCTGATCGTTAAGCTGTTTTCAACTGTCACCGTCCCGCCCACGGTAACTGCACTAGCTCGCAATTGCGTGTCGGTTAGGCCACCAGTGACGGTCACCTGCCCCATGGTAACGGTGATCGATTCTAGTGCGTTAAGCGATGTTGGGCCTAGCTCAACCGTGCCGGTGACTGAATTGCTAGCCACCTGATCGTCGTAATAGATGACGAGTGCGGCCGTGGTCGTGAGTCCTGCAGTTGTCGCAACTAGAGTGAGTGCGGTATTTGCGCCAGAGGTAAAGGCGGAGGCTGTAACCGAGCTATCAGCAAAGTTGTACATGATCCGACCGCGATCCGCCGCCGTCACAAGCAAGAGCTGATCGCGATCGATATTTAGCCCGGTGAGCGTCAGGACGTTAGTGGCGGGCGAATAAGAATAATCAGGCCAGATCTGTTTCATTTTCTAGTGCTCCTTGTCATCCGAGGGCGATCGCAAGGGCTACGGCCGTGCCTGTGGTTACGCCACCCGCTCCGGCTTCACCCGTCACAATGGGCGTCCCCACGGCAACCGTGATGCTGGCAGGCCCGCAAACTGTCGCCGTGATAGGCATTATTCAGTCACCTCGCCTGCAATGGTGACCGATCCTTGTAAGAGGCGGATTTTAGTGGCGGCCGACGTGGTAAGCAGTAGATCCCACTTTCCTCCGCTGATAGGTAGGGCGGAGGCCGTGGCTGCGTTTAACGCCAGGGTAAGGCTGCCGGTCGTGCCGGTGGCCGTGACAGCGGCAAATGACGCCAGCAGATTGCCGTTGTAGGTATCGCGGATCTGAGCGGCGGCGGTTGCGCCAACAAGGGAATAAGTCGCGCCTGTGCCGTCCTTAACCGATACTTCCAAGGCTAAATCGACGCCTTGTTCGATAGTGAGATTATATACGCCAGCGGCCATACTTCTGGATGGCGTGTGTCAAAGGCTAGTAGCCGATGACGGTAATTCGGAAAGTCGCGGCAGATTGAGTTTTACTTGAACCAGTTGCGTTGACTGCATCCACGTGAACTTGATCGGCGGCGACTACATGGCCGAAAAATGTTAATCCCTCCGAAATTGCGTTCGGAAGTCCAAGCAATACCAAATCATTTATATTCACCCCAGTCATAGCAACCGTGATAGATGTGCTGGAATTAGCTCCAACCGAGCCAAAGTTTAATGACGTTGTTACGTTAATGGTTTCTGTGGATTGCGGGAGAACTCCATAGGTAGTTCCGCTTGCAATTAGGCCAAGATTGATTAAGCCCGATACGGCATTGATGTTGGCGGGTTGGGCGATAGGTGTGTTGCCATAAAAACCAAGATTTCCCTGCAATTTGATTCCGCTTGTAAAAACCAAAACCTCATTTAATGAAGTATCTACAAAAGTTCTATTATTCCAATCCAGCGTGGGGTTGCCATCGCTTGCGTATAGGCTTCTATTTGTTGCATCAACATTAGTCGCTGAATCCTCAACGAAAAGTGCGTTGGCCTCTGCTTTTGTATAGTAAGAATCTCTCGCACCCGGAACGGTAGATCCTGCGGTGATTAAGTCTTTACGTATGGTGACGCTTCCTTGATAGATCGTCTTTGGAGTTCCGCTTTGAGTAAGCTCAATCTCCAAAGTAGGCGTGATGGTGGTTTCGCCAGAATTTGCAAACGCATCTTCCACCTCTGCCGTGTTAATGGTGAGAGTGGTTTGTCGCATTGGAATAAACTGGATTCCGCTGGCATCTAACGAGAGCTGCGTGGTGATGTTTGTTAGGCCAAGGCGACCCGTAAATCCAATAATATACCCGCCTTTTCCGTTCTCTTGTACGCTGATATTTGAAGTGATCGTATTGATGCCAGACGAGATCGCAGCTTGAACAGATACAGCAGATTGGAAAAGAGGTATTGCCGTTGTGGCGTTTGGCCCAAAGACCAATGCAAACGATCCCCCGCGAGCTAGTGGCCCAACTGTCAGCTCATAAGTTTCGTTTAAGGCCGACGTTCCATTTTGCAACAAGGTTAGCGCAAGCTCGCCAGCCGTAGGCGTGGCCGTGAAGGTGTCCGCGTATACGATAGGATTGCGTACTAATTTAACTACTTGCTGTGCCTCAATGCTGGTAGCTGGATTGCGTCTAGTGCTAATTAGCACTGAGCTGCTGGGGAAAAGCGTAAATGTATCTGGGCTGAAAGACATAGCCGTGTTTGGTTGCGTGGCCGTGAGCAGATAAGAGCCGTATGTGCCAGAACCATACAAAGCCACCGTAGAAACATTGTTTGAGATGGCGTTATAAACCGAGATGGCGGTTGCGTTATATGCGATTGCGGAAGAAGTAACTCCATTGATCGCAAGTTTGAACGACCCGCCAGAAGGTACTTCCTCGATATTCCCAATGCCAGCCTTTAGGCTTGAGCTTCCAAAATCAATATCATCCAGTGATCCATTTGCCTTTTTCTCAAGCAACCTCAAGCGAAGCGTGTAGGCATCGTTTCTGGTAAATGTGGGCAACGCCCCGCCGATTACGCTACCGCCGTCGATTAGCTGGCCAGAGGATGTGTCGATATATAGGTCTAGTGTAGAGGCCATTTAGGGTAAGTAGGTGTCAATTTTAGCCGATTCCAAAAACTGCAAAGTTTGTAACCTCAGAAGGAGCAATGATTGGCGTAAAGGTTGATCCATCATATAAGAAATAACCAGAATCATATTGACCAACGATAGAGTTTTCATAGATTCCAACAAAACGAGTCTGATTCGATCCGGGGTAATTTATATCGACTTTATTTCCTCCAATCAATGTGAAGGAGGTTGTTGGAAATGGGAAAACATTTGATGGAAAATAAAAACCAATTATTGTATTATTATGAATTCCGGTTAAAATAGTACCAAGACCGAACAGATCTACCGCTCCGGGGGCGGAATAGACTTGATAAGAAGATAGGCTAGTTGTTGTTATATATCCCCTGTTACCCTGTGTTCTATTTATTGCATAATAACCAACTATATTATTTTGATCTATTTTTGGGAAAAAGCTATTTGCTGAACTTGGTGGATTTATTTCTGTGTACGAAATTCCATTGTATAGGTAACCTTTTGATAATCCTGCAGATGTATAAAAACCAGTAATCAGGTTTTCATATATTCCCCTAGCGTTGCTTGTTGCCCCAATAATAGGACTTTCTAATGATGTATAATTTCCATTTTCATATACAAATCCTCTAGTTTGGCCAGATAGTGTCATCGCTCCAACTATTTTTCCATTGTAAATATCAATACAAGAAGTTTCTGTTGCGTTTGGAAAAACAATATCTGTGTATTTTGTTCCGTCATAAATAAATCCAACTGTAATCCCGTTTTTACGATATGAACCAACAATCCCGTGCAAAGGGCTAATCGGTTGCTTCGGCGTAGCTCCGCCAGCCACCGGCTGTAAATAGCTAACCCGCGTTCCGTCATAATGCGGCTCGACATACATTTCCGTGCCGGCGATTAGCTTATATTGTCGCAAAAGATCGGCGGCGTATTCCGTGCGATTGATAATGTCATTAACTAGATCGGTGGTCAGCGTTGTCCCGCTAGCCACCTTCGACAGCCGTGGCCGAATCATTGTGTAACTGCGTTAATGACCGCACCTTGAGCCGTGAAGTTTATCTGAATGTTGTTCCCTGCGATTGGTTTCTGGGATTGAGCCACCAGAACCAAGTCCTCAATTCTGTCAATGATGCTATTTATATAATCTGCGGAGATACCAACGCCATTTGGTGTTTCCCTAATGGTTCGGAGGGGTTGGCTTTTGCCCGGCAGTTTTGGCGGTGAAGGATTTTCAGCCATAACTTTAGAACGAGTAATTTACATCAGAGAATGAATTGACCTTCGCAAAGTTGATCGTTCCATCGGTCTGATAAAATATGTCTGTACCACGGAAGTATTCTGTAAATTGTTCCTCGATCTGATTAAATAATCCTCTTCGTTGAAAGCTAATCCCACTCTGGACATATCCAGCATAAATCCATTCATTTTGGGGAGCGTAACTAACAATGGGAGGAAGTGCTATCCCGCCTATGCCTACTGGATTTGCTTTTAAGTATGATTCAAAAGAAACATTAGCAGCGGCTTGAGCCTCAGCAGTATTTTTACTGCGTCGATATTCTCGGCCTCTCGGGTTTGGCGGCAAAGCAGTACCGTTAATGCTTGTTGGCATTAGCCGTTTTGTGGGGAGCGTGAGGCTTGTCCCGCCAAGGTTTAGCGAAATGTTGCCGCCTTTAAGCGTATCAAATAAGGAATCTTGCGTGATGTATTTAACAACGATGGCCGCATCTGCCCCAAACACGCCCACACCTGGCTGGCCCACTGCGGTAATGTAGGCTGATGGCAAGCCAGATGCGTAATCTAGCCCGACGTAGGTAACGATTAGATCCGCAAGATCGCCATCTAGGGGATTCACGGCCGTGGTTTCGACAAGCATTCTCGTATATTTAGTCGATGCTGTAGAGAAAGCGCTGTGCGTAATACCCGTATCCGGCTCAAGTGATCCAATATCCGCAAGGCGGATTGTATAGTTTTCGACTAATGTTACTAGCCCGTCTACTGAAGTTGACCGGCTTGTCTTGCGGAGAACCTTGCCGCCAGCGTTCAGCACCGTGTTGACTATGCTAACAGCCATATCAATATGCCGACTTCAGGATCGGCACTCCTAGTTTGTCATCGATTTTCGTTAAGATATTTGAAACGATTTTCTGCATATCGTTAAAGCTATTCAACAGATCGGTATTTTGTTGCCTCTGCAAATCGCCTTCGGTTTGCGTAAGTGCGTTAATTTGTTCATTATCTCGGAAACTGCGTCTCTCCCCGGGCCTTGCGCCAATGCTGGAAATTAGGGATATATCGGTCTGCCTTTGTTGCTGTTGCCTTTGAATATCAATCTGCCGAATCAGCCCGCCCATGCCCATGCGTTCAGCTGCGGCCCGGACACGATCCAGAATAGTTCCAGACGCCTCCATCCCCCGCATGACCAGCTCCCTGTTCTTAATTGCAGTTTCTTTCTCAAGCTGAAGGATCCTGTTTTTCTCGTCTCTTGCGAATTCCGCATCGCGCATCATGCGGTCAAAGATTGTTTTATCGCGGTTGGCCTCAAGTCTTGCGGCCTCTTGGATGTCGTAAATTTCCTCGTCGTACAGTTTCTTGTCTAACTTTTTCTTTTCTTCAACTACGGCCGCCATGGCATCTGCGCTTTCCGTCACGTCGACCGAACCCCTGCCAGCCTTGCTTGATCCCGGCTTTGCCTGGTCAAAGAATTTAATTAAAGGCTTAATCGCTGCGAATCTGGCATAAGCCTCTACTGCGTCCATGATGGCTGTCGCGGTAGCTCCAAAGACAATGCTGGCAAGATTTTGAAATTGTTTTAGCGAATCCGATAAGGCCGAAAGACTTGCGATCTGTTCGTCCGTATACACGCCAATGTTTTCGCCCTGCTCAATAATTGCAGCAGATCCTTGGTTTAGAACTTTAATTAGATCGGTCTGCGCTTTGCCTAAAAGTTCATTTACAATTATAAACTGACGGCCCTCATTCGCCCCGCTGGCAAAGCTGTCAGATATTCTGAGCAGAATATCCTCAGGCGCCATTGAGCGCAGTTCATCCAAACTGATTCCAACTTCGGCAAATGTCTCGGCAAGGCCCTTATCGCCTGCCAGAGCTTTCTGCTGTGCTAGTGAAAGTTTGTTTAAGCCTGCCGATACCTGGTCAATCCCGCTGCCGAACACGCTGGCTGCGTTGCCCAGAAGCTGCAATTTACTGGCGGAAACGCCGAACTTTTCCGCAATATCCTGCAACTGATCGCCCTTCTCAATCGCGCTAGAAAAGCCTGCGATGATTTTGTCTAAAGCAAAAGCGCCAGCTATTAAGCCACCCGTAGTTTTGGCAAATCGCATTACTGAGGACTGAGCCGTGGCTAGCCCACGATCAAAGCCAGATGCGTCTAGTGCCAGCTTGGCTGTGGCTGTTGCGTCCATTATAGGCCCGCCTTTTTGCGCTCATAATTAGCTATGATAGACAGCCGCTTGATCATTTTTATCACCTGTATGTCAATGGACTTCTGGACTGTGGATTTGCTGATTACGTTAGCTATCCATGGGATCGTATTTGTCATTGAAATATAGGGCTTTGAGAAAGCGGCTATCTTTACTTGCGACCTATCCACCACGCGACCGCCGCCAGTGTGTCTATATACCCATTTTGGGATACCCCTGAATCCTCCGAGAATGCCAGCGCAGACGGCCCAGCCTGACTTTGCGATACCTACGTTTCCGCGCTTTTGCTTAAAGTACCTAGCCAGCTCGGTTTCCTTTGTGACGACCTGGCGTACAAACTGATTTTTAGGCACTCGCCTATTCTTTCCAAACCTTGCGTTTTCATGGGCACTTCCGCGATCAAACTCTCCAATCCTTGTATATACGTAAGGTTTATAATTTAGCCTGTCGATTAAAGCCTGTGCCGCAGTCTGCGCTCCGACTCCCTTTTTGCCCTTACCAAATGATTTGCCCAGGACAAGGGCGGCCAAAGCTGCGGCCGCTTGTTTTGCGTTTTGCGTTTTTGTTTTACCGGTGGGAATAGGAAGCGATCCAATTTCACGCACGGCCGTGGAGCCTGTTTTGTAGACGCGATCTATATCCCTAGTCACGGCTTTCTCGCCTATTGCCTTTGCCTTTGCATTTAATCCAAAAGGCTGGGTGGAATTAGCCAAGCTGACGCAAAGCGAACGAGCCTGAATCCGCATCTCCTTAGCGGCCTCAAGTTTTGTATTCCCCACAAAAGCCTTCAGAGCTTGTTGCAGTTTGATCGGATTGATCGTAAGGCTGGCGCTCATAGTCCTAACGCTTTCTCCATGTCACGGAGATCTGATCCCACGACTGCGTAAGGCCGGCGCAACTTGGCTCCGTTCATGTACATGAAAACGTGCTCCGCCTGATGGACTAAATGCAGCGGTATATCCCATAAGATTGTTTCCATTGACCAGCCCGTCTCTTTTGCCAGGACGAACACGCACGAGGCGGTTCCGCCTGGCGTTACTCGTTTCCCGGCGGCTGCGGTACGCCGGACGGAATCACATTAACCTTGGGTTTATTGGATTCGTTCAGAATGCTTGCGACTAGAAGGCTGGCCGTATCCCGATCCTGCTCGCTCATCGTCTCAGACCATTCCATCACTTTGTCTCTGAATCCCTCCTTATCCCACGCCAGCTTTAGAGCTGCCTTACGATTTTTGGCCAGCAGGATGTGGATATACACAAAGGCATATACAAAGAAAATAGGGCTATCAGCCTCGTCACGAACTTGAATCATCAGCAAGCGGCTACCCTCTGTATATGGTGCAAGTTTTTGATCTTTGAAATATCGATCTGGCGATATGAATGCCTGATCTAATTCTTGCTGTAGATTTTCTTCACTCATAATTTTTTTAGCAGCGCCCGTTTCAGCTCTGGGCTGGCTCGCTGGCTAACGAGTAGGGTTTGCCCGCCGCGTTGAATCGAAATAATAGGCTCTGCGGATCGCATCAAGCCGAGAAGTGTCTCCCTGTTCTCGAGCGCTGCCCTGACGTATCGGATTGGAGACTCTTCGTCCGACTTCATGTTCGCCCAAGTGCGTTCCATTTCAGCCTTTGCCTCTTCCCCGCCAGATATTGTGAACCAGAACGTAAACTGCTTTTGGCCGGTATCCTCTTTAATAATACAAGTGACTGGATCCATCGGGCGTAACTTTGCGCCAAAGGCCGAGGCGGCAGCGGCTACTTTTATATTTGTCGTTCCCCAAAAGCTATCAACCATTTTAGGATCTCATAAAACCCGCCGAGGCGGGTTAGCTCATATTGGGGAATCGAGTCGCAGATACGTCCACGGTTACAAACCCATCCGATGCCTTATTTACCGTGACGCTATCTACAATAATTTTGCCGCCGGTGCTGGTTGCGTTAGCAAGCGTGCTTAATACTGCTCCGGCCGTGGTGGCATAAGAACCTGTGATCGTGGTAGAAAAGGCGAATGAATCAGTAGCGTTATAGACGGAAACTCCGACTACTTCTCCGCTAGAATTGCGAACTTCTGCACGTTCGGCGTTACGAGTTTCAGTGAAAGATTGCACAAGGCCACCCGATTCCGCATTAATGCCGAAAGAAATTCCGGTTACCCCGATTGTTGTGGCTGCCATATTGCCTTAGATTTTATGTCAACTTGCGATGGAATTCGGATATGCAATTACTGCCAGCCTGTAGGTGCGGCGCATGGTGCGCTCCTCATCGTCGGCCTCTGGCTCAACCGATTCCAGCTTCGCATTATAACAGCGGGCAGATCCGATGGCGGTGGTAGCGTTTAATCGCGTGGCCAGAGGGCTGGAATCATAAAAAGCCTGTAGCACCTTGGAGCATTTTTGAGTATGGGCGTCCACAGTTGTGTCGTCATATGAATCGTCCACCACAATTTCAACCGGCACGCTAAACACGCCAGATCCCTGCACTGGTTCTTCCGTTCCTAGGGTGGCTTTAATGACGATCGAGGGCGGCATATTTTCCGTCTTATCGTGCGACAAGTGGTAGGTAGGCCCGGTGACGGTTGCGGATAGAAGCTCTTGAAAAGCAGCTTCAATTAGACGATCGAGCATGGTAACGGCGGGCATATAACTAGATTCTTGTCACCAGAGCAGATGTTACACAAAGGCGTCGTGACTATCGGTGGCCAGCTTTTCAAACAGTGCGACCTTGGCGTGATTGGCACATTCGTGCAGGCAACTGACGCCAGGGTTAAAGTTTTTATGCCATGCTCTCGCATCTTCTCCGAACCATGCCTGGCTAAAGGATTGATCCTTCATGGAGGCGATCCGGCCATGATTGCTGTATGCGGTATTGTGGCATGCGTAGATATTGAGATCAGCACCTACCACGCAAACGGCCTGAGCGTAGAGGCAGCGATGGAATGGCCGAACGGGCGACTTGCTTGGACTATCCAGATCGTAGGTCGTGTTAATGGTAAAATCTGAATCACAAAAGGATTGGCATTCGGCCAGTTGCTCTCGCACCCTAGTTGCAATCGTGTTGTGATAGTCCTTAAAGTTCTGAACGTAGACAGGCGAGAAGCGAACGTTACTGACGCCTGAATCTTTAAGCTGCTTGGCAAATGGAACTAAGCCCTCGTAATTATAGCGGGTAATAATAAAGTTAATTCCAAGATCACAGCTTTCCGTTTTGGTATTTGAAAAGTTTTTTATGTTTTGCATCACCGAATCGAACGATCTGTCGGGCACGTTACGGCTGGACGCCATCTGTTCTGCGCTTGTGTAGTCCATCGAAATCCTAACCCACTTTGCCTTGCCCAATACTTCAGCCCTTTCTCCCGCAAGCAGTTGGCCGTTGGTAATAATGGATAGATCCAGCCCAGACGAAACTGTCTTAGTCATAATCTCGACAATGTCTTTATGCAGCAAAGGCTCTCCGCCACCGCTGAAGGTGACGGCCTTTGTTCCCATGTTTGAAAGATCCTCTATTAGTTCTAGCGCCTTATCTCGTGGCATCACGTCCCGTTCGTTCATGCTGGTGTGCATGCCAGCCTGTAGGTGCAAGTCGGGCCGATCCTTGGGCCGAGTTGTGCCATCTGAATAAACGCAAAAACGGCAGGCGTGATTGCAGATATTTGTCGGCTTGATCCGCACGTAGATGGGAGCGGTAATAATATCGTCGCGAAAGCTGGCAATCTTTTCTGGAAATGAAAAGATTTTGTAATCGCTGTATTTATTTTGTTTCATTATTATGCGCTAATAAGCCCTGGCAGATTTAACGGATGTTTTGATCCAACTGCTATTTTTCTTGGCGTTTGTGGGGCGCAGAAATCGAACCAATCAAATTGCTTTACCGGCACATATGCGTTTCCAAATGTTTTTCTAATTCCCGACATCATCGTGTCATAAGTAGGTCGCGGTGATTTTCTTGAAATAGAAGTGGTTGGGTGATCGTAATCGTATGATTCGATCCAATCCTGACCAGTTGCGCTTTCCAAGTAATCAAATACAACTATCGGAGCGATGCGTGCTAGGCCTTTAAGAATTCCAAACTCGCTCAAAGAATCGTTGGCATGATAATATACGCCCCATAAAAAAACCATATCGGCTTTAATATTCAAGAATTCTTGTAATCCTAAGCAGTTTTCGATGTTCCCAAGAATTGTACTTACCCGATTATCTGAGATAAAACGCTTCCTAATAACACTTAGATTAGCTTCTCGGCCATCGTTCACTATTACGCGGCTAGCGCCTTGAGCTAACAACCATTCCGTCTGATCTCCTATCCCGGCCCCTGGTTCAAAGATTGTTTTGCCAGCTATTTGTAAACCCGTATTTTGCATAACTTCCCATCGCAATCGATTCAGTGTTTGTTGCCGTCCGTCATGCATATTAGTTAAACCAAAGACTACGTTTTGTTCATCTGGAGTTAGGTTATTCATTTTTTTTCTTTCTTATTTTAGCAGAATAAATGCAGGCCATTCATCGGGTTTGGCAATCGCCAATGGGATTTCCTCGGCGTTTTGAGGATAAATGCCTCTTAACCCATCAATAGTTGCGACAATACGTTGTGCATTGTGCGACTGATGCGTAAGACCGTGGACTTCGTCCTGCCAGCCTGCAAGCAGGACAGGAGCACGCTGCAACGAGACATCTAGTTTAATTTGCTCGTATGCTCGTTCTAAAATAAATGGCGTAAATGAATAAACAATCGGTCTTAGACCTGCCAGCGCCATGCCTGATGCAATTCCGACTAATGATTGTTCTGCAGTACCAAGATTAAAATATCGTTTTGGAAACTTGTTGGCAAAGGTTGAAAACAATCCTCCTCCAACATCGCCTATCAGCAATACTATGCGCTCATCGCTTTCGGCCAGAGCAGTCACCGCCTGGGCAAAAGGCCACCTCATTTTAGATCCTCAATCATGGTCTGAAATTCATCGTCGGTAATTGTGTGAGTGTGCCAACTTTCATTTTCCTCGAGCATCCGTACCCCTGCGCCTCGTTTTGTCTTATGTATTTTAACTGGATAGATATGAGGGATAATGTCGTCTGTATTGCATATTGTGCGGCAAGATCCTTGCCAGCCGTTAGAATCAATGTGAACAAATAGATGCTCTTCAAGTTGAAGTGATTTTGCGAGATTTAGTGATTCCCAGGTTGTTCCTTCCAGAGTTTCGCCATCACCCAGCAAAACAAAGACGCGATCATTTTTCCCAGAGATTTTGTTTGCAAGCGCCCACCCAACCGCAATAGGAAGTCCGTGACCGAGTGACCCTGTTGTCGCTGGTATTCCTTCTTTTAGGTTTCTATATGGATGCGGATGCGATATATCTGGCTTGTATCCCAGTTCTTCTAAGATTGCGTAATAAGATGGAGCGGCATGACCCTTTGACAAAATAAAAATATCCGAGCCATGCCTCATTTGCTCAAATATTTCCAGCATAATTGGAAGTGCTGAAAGGGATCCAGAGGCGTGGCGATGCTGCTGCTTGTAATCGATTTCTATTGTTCGATAAATTAGTTTTTTGCGATTTGTAGGGTTCACAATATTCCCTCATTTTCTAGTATATGAATTGCATGATATGCGCTTCTCGCCATCTGCCCGCGTTTAGTAAGAATCACGTTCTCGGTATCTCCACAAAGCAGGTGAAAGGCATTTTTATTATGAACGTTAAGGCACGGCCAGCTCGGCCCGGTGGATGTTCCGATGACGGCTTTGGCCTTGGCAGCCGTCGCCCCTATCCAAGTCACATTCTTGCCATCAAATGCAGGGCATAATCCAGTAGCGACTGTGCTAATTACACGATGACCCTTGCTAACTAGCTTAGATACTAGGTTGCGAAAATCGTCGGGGTTAAAGTTTGTAAATTGACCAGACAGCCCTGGCGAATTTATCACAACGATGTCGAAATCTGGCGCCATCGGAATGAAAGAATCTAAGGCCGGATAGTCAAACAGGAGGTCATCGACTTTGCCGATCGGATTCTTTACGCACATCCTGCTGGCCAGTTCCTCAAACCAACATAGATGAAATTCGGCAAAGTTTAATTTATCTCGGTGACTCTCCCAATATCCGCCTGCATTACGCCAAGAATCAATGCTATTAGCCGGCGCTTGATCGATAGGCCTAATGTGTAGGCGTAAAGACATGTCGCTTCGCAACGCATCAATTTCTTCAAACCTACACAGCTCTGGGTTATGATAGTGCGTGATCTTAATGTCTGGATTTTGCAGGCATAGCCGACGTAAAAAATTTAACTGCACTAGGTTGTCGCCCAAACGCAGTGCGTTGTGGGTGTGTATCACGGGTTCCGCTCCTTAAATATCTTTTCGCCCAGCTCGTAGTTTTCTTTGGCGTTGTGCCGTTTAAATTCCGCGTCCTGCACTGCGCCCGTGAATAGCGGATTATTGTGAGTGAATACGATGTCCTTGGCAGGAATGATCACGCCGTCGTATGCAGCTCTCTTGGAAAATTCGTTATCGCTGAAAATTCCTGAGCATGCGTCATATTCGGCGGCAAACATTGTGCCCTGGTCTTGCAGCCGTGCTTTTGTCAGGATCGCCATGCACAGCAGATCGTCTTTGCGGTGGCCATCGGAAATCGCCAATACCTTCGGCTTGCTGGTATCGCCAATCCTATCGCTGATTATCTTGTCCCAATGCAGCGGAGGATCCCAATCGTCGGAGCCTTGAATGATAATATCACCACGGGCTACTTCGGCCGCTCTGTTCCATGCGGCAATACATCCGCCTTTGCCCTTTACGATTCCCCAATTTTTAAGCATGTCGGCTTTAGGATCGTCATCGTCGACTGAGTAGATCCACTCGACTGAGGCTGGATCTGCCGCCTTTTTCATCCACAAGATACGGGCGTTGATGGCTTCCTGCGGGCGTCCTCGCGTGGCGTGGCATACGCTAATCTTCACGGGCTTTTGTGCCCGCCACATGTTCTCTATCTTTTCTGCCTCGGCCGTATCGCCCACGGCTTTGCAGGCCGCAAGATACAGATCGATGCACTCAAAGTCGTAAATGGTGCGCTGGGCGTTCCAGATCTTTACGCCTGGGTCGGGCTGTACCATGGCAGATTTCAGCAAGTGATAAGCCTGTAACCACGCACCCACGCTGGCCTCTTCCCTGGCTAAAAAGTAAATCGCTTCCCTTCGCCCAGGATTCATCTGATGGGCCTTTTGATATAGGCCGATCCTGACCGTGCGATCCTGCGTAGCCGTGGCCTGATTGCAGGCGGCCTCGTAAGCCAGCGTTGCCTCCTGCCCCGGCCAGATGGCCGCAACGTGTGACCATGGCTCAGACTCAACCCTGCGATTTCCTAGGAATAGTTCCTGTTGGTAATAGTAGGCATACTTGCCCGCCTCGCTTAACTGGCCCTGAAGGATGCGCAGATTACGATCGGCGCTGTTTGGCTTATAGCCACCGGGGTGATGCTCTACCCATACCGCCTGCTCGCCCACAGATTCCAGCCCGGCATTAGGCAATAGCGCCTCATGCACTGCATAGTTCCACCTCCCAGACCATACGCCGTCTATACGCCTTACCATGCGCTCACGTACTGGCCTTAATTTGGCGTTTATAACGTCATAGACGCCTGCATAGATGCCGAGCTTGGGATTCTGTTCAAACGCTTCCACGCCCCTTTTAAGAGCGTTTTTGAGGTCTTTATGCGGCAAGTCATCGCAATCCACCCAGACCGCATAGTCGCCAGTGCAGGCATCCAGTGCAGTGTTGCGGGCGGCGGCAAAGTTATCGACATGCGGCCAGCTCGCCCCAGCGGGTGCGTTTTTATATTCAACTATCTTGGCGCCTGCCTTTTCAGCGATGGCCCGAGTGCCGTCATCAGGTCGGCCGCCCTGGGCAATGCACACGACCAGCTCGTCGCAGAATGGTTTAAAGGCGGTAAGGCAACGGTCAATAAATTGCGCCTCGTGCCCGGCGATCATGTAGATGGAAATTTTAGGATTTCGAGTGGCCACGGTTAAATCTCTCGCAACCCGAGCACGTAACTACCGATAGAAGTATCAATCGACGCCACTCGATAGCTGACCGAGTTGGCCAGTAAAATAGATCCGATGGTAGGCGCCGATGAGATGGCGCTCAGATCGATCGTAAATGTAGAGTTTAGATCCAGATCAAACCCGCCCAGCTCCACGCTTTCTTTGCGGGTGATCGTGGAAAGGATGCCAGTGACGCCAGTAGAACCAATGGTGGCCGCTGTGCCAGTTTGAGTATAAAGAGCGGCTAGACTTTCTTTTAACGCTTCTGTGAATTCAGACATGAGAGGATTTCTTAAAGTGGAAAGGGCGGTGAGCCTTTCAGCCCACCGCCCTCCCCGAGTGAATTAGCTACCGTTGATGCGAACCAAGCTCGCGGGTTCTCCGGCTTTCACGCCGTAGATCAGAGCGTAGGTGCGTTGCAGCAAGCCCTTGACCACGTCGTAGTTCTCACGAACTTGGACGGATAGGCCAGTGCGGGGTTCGGTTACCGTGTCGATCGTCCCAGGGATGGGAACGCCGGTCGGAACTTCAGGAACGCGGGCCGCGATCAACAGGGCTTCCTGCTGGGCGAAGAATCCGCCGAGCGTGATGCTGTTGGTAGGCACTGCGCTGTACTGGTTGATGTTGAATCCAGCCACGTTGCCGATCCCAGCCGTGCGAACGAGGTCGCCGGTGATCTGAGGATTGGCCACGACGGTCGTATCATTCAAGAGAGCGCCGTAGAAGCTGGGGTTAAGAACAGCGTACCGGCCGTTGACTGGTACGTTGCTATTGTTGAGAGTGATTCCGGCCGACACTACCGAGCGGTAGGAGAAGGCGCTGGAAGCAACCGTCAATGCGCTGGTGAAGGTGGAGGAAGTTACGAGAGCCAACAGATCCCCAACCATTTGCAACCCGAGGGCGTGCGCGGCTGCGCCGGCAAAACGCTCGATCAGATTGATGTTGGAGCTGGTGCGCTCTTGATCGTCCACAGCGTAGGAAACGTGCTTGAACTTGTTGAGAGTGATCTGCACGTCCGTCTGGGTTGTCGCAGTCGCTACGTAGCCGTTTGCCTGCGAGTAGTCCTGGGCGGTCGTCGCAGAGATACGGTGGGTAAAGACTGACGCATTGTATTTAGCTGCTTCGCTGCTGAAATCCGTGACGGAGTTTCTGAGGAAGCTGTAATCCGCCACGAGGATCTCGAGAGCCCTCTGAGCGATTACATTGGCATTCGTTGTTCCGATTGTGTTGGCCATTGTAGTGTTCTCCTAGTGGACTGGATTACAGTCCGAGTTTGCGGAGCAGTTCCGACCGACGGGCCGGATTCTTTTCCGCGTTGAATTGATTGAGGATTTCTGCCCGGCCGAGTGGTTGGCTCGATTCAGCGGGAACCGCCACTGCGCCAGCAGCGTCGGCCTTGGCTTTTTCCAAAGTCGTAATGGCCTTTTCGTTGGCCTTAGACATTTCTTCTTTTTTGTAACCCATCTCCTCGTCATCTTCGTCCTCTTCGATCTTGGGAGTCAGCATGCCGATTAGTTTGGTCAACATGCCCGCGATGTCGGTCAAAGTAGGCTCGGCCATCTTCTGCTCGTCCTTTTTCTCTTCGGGCATTTCAGCCAGTTCGGCCTTTGCTTCGATGGGAGCAGGAGCGGTTTCGACGATAGGAGCGGATACAGGTGCGGCCTCTACGGTCGGCTCGCTCAACTCCTTTTTGACTTCGACAGGTGCTTCGTTCATTTGAAGTTTTTTCATGTCAACTGCTGAGAAGGCAGAAAACATCCCTGCGGGATTGGCGGCTGGTTCAGAAACGATTGAGCAGTCGTAGATCTCAGTCACTCGGGCAAAGCGTTCGGCGCCCAAGATCTCAGGCACTCCGCTAAAGGTAAGTGATATGCCAAAGCCTTCGGGTAACACTTGGGCCAACTGCTCGACAAACTGCGCCTCGTTAGTGTTAAAGAGGTTTAGATCGCCCAGCAGGCGGTCGCCTTTGATTGAGAAATTATCGATGTAACCAAGGATGCCAGTGACGGGCGCGCCGTGGCCCATAGTCACTTTGATCCGCTTCATGCTTTGCGCCACTTTGAGCGCCTGCTCGAGTGAGGTTTGGTCGATCTTAAGGTTGTGGCCCCTAGCCTCTCCAACCGTTAAAATAGAAACTCCGTTTAATTTGTTGGCCATATAGGCCAGGGCGAACGTCAACTTTAGAGCAGATCGCCGTCAGCTTCGCGATAACTTTTCTTTACCTCGCCGCCGCCTGCCATCTTTAAGAATTTGTTTACCCTGGCAATCGCCCAGGCTGTCCGGCTGTTGGGCCTTCCCCCGCCGATCGTTGGCCTGAAGCTAGTTGAGAAAGCGCCTGCACCCCTGCGAAAAACTTTTTTAAGCGCCCCTAGGGTGGGCGCTTTGCGATTAGGATGGCGCTTTTTAAAGTCAGCTATTTTATTTTTTAAAGTTTCCTCAACGGCTTCGCTGATCTCGATATCGCCTGCCTTTGACCTAGTGGAAGCTGTGCCGGCTGGGTTCGTATCACTGCCCTTCTTACGCTCACTTGCTGGCGCGGGTGTTTGGCTGGCTGACTTTGGCCCCGGCCGGGCCGCCATCTCGCGGGCGATCCGGCGCATCTGTACCGCTGCCCAGCTCTGGGCGGCATCTCCACCCCATAGCGCCCAAGCTATCCGGCCTGCCGATGGGAATCCCGGTTCGCCAGGGTTAAACCCTTCGCCTTTTTTATCCACTTCATGCCTCGCTAGGTATGAGCTGATGCGGGCGATTGTCTCATCTGGAAAGTCTACGTTATTGATTATATCGCGTGCCCTAGCCACGCCCACCTCAGTCCCTCCGCGCTTGTATTCCCGACGCCACTCTAGCCCCTTCTTGGCTTCGGCAATCATGCCGGCCGTGGGTTTAGCTAATTCTATTTTTTCTTTTTTTTTAAGCCCGATTGCATTTGCGACCATGTCTAGTTCTTTGTCGCTGAGCTTGTAGTCGGGATCGTCCAGCATGGTGAAAGATTCTGTATGTGGCTTGGCGGATAGTTTCATCTGCCTAGCACACACGGCTGCCCTTTGATCGTTTTCTGGAAACTCGGACACCATTGTTGGATTACCCATGCAGCGATCCATAAACTTATCATCAGTCTCGCCTGCGTTTTGTGTTGGCAAATCTAGCTCAACCTTTGCGCTTAGTTCCGCATCTGGGCCAGCGTTCGGATCTTTCTCGGGATTAACTGGCGTGGGTTCGTCGATTGCGGGTGCTTCTTTGACTACTTCCACCGGGGCCGCCACGTCTGTCTGCGGTGCGACTGTTCCAATCGATGCGACAAACTCACGCTCTTTTGCAATCTGCCTGACCTGCTCTTCCCAGTCTTGTCCAAGTTCGCCAAAGTAGTCTTGTAGACTAGATAGGCCCGCCTTGTAGTCCTCTCGCGCTTGCTGTGCCTCGCGCCCGGCGTCCACAGTCAGGGACTTCGGAGTTTGCCACGTTACCTTTGCATAGTCCTCGACGGCCGGTAGGTCGCCGTTAGCGATTGCTCCACCAATAAAGAATCTCCACGCCCGATTGCAGAATCTATCGATGAGTAGGCGTTGCCGTTGTTCAAATCTGCGCTGTGCCTTGGCTACAATAAACCGCATCCCTGCCCCGCCGACGCTGGCAGGATCGTAAACGAATTCAACAGGCAAGCCGAGGCCCATGGCCACGTCACGAATGAGGAACTTGGCGAAAGGCTCAAAGCCTGCGTGAGGCCGATTAGGCCCAATCATCTCAATCTTTTCGCCAGGTGAAAGGCGTGGGATAGTTGCCGAGCTGGTGATCTCCTCGCGGGCGATCGTGGGTTCGCCAGTATCTTGAGCCTGCACAGTTCCAAAGAATCCACCCTGCCCGGCCAGCTCGTCGCCCTGGTCGGTGGTGATAACGGCGGCAATACTGCCCTGCAATTTCAAAGCGTCCTTCTCAAACTCGCCAAGCATTTTTAAATCACGGACGTGGTTCAATGCGCGAGCGAGTGAAGAGCCGCCACGAATCTGATCCGGCCGTTCTAGCTCCATTAAATGAATGACTGTCTCCGCGCCCAGCTTGCGATACAGCTCGCCCGTCTGGACTAAGTATCCAGTAGGTTCGCCGAGCTTGCCGAGGAACACGCCATCCGATGTTCCGTAATCGTCGCCTTCGCAAACGCGGTGGCCTTCCACAATCTGTAGCTTTCCCTTTTCCGTCATGATGACGAATACGTCACCGTCCACGTCGATCGATCGAGATAGCGCCAGCAGCATGTCTGTCCAAGTCATGCGCCCTGTAACTTCTGGCGATGGCACTACCACGTCGCGCCAGTATTCCTCACACAATCTGCCAAAATCTTGATTTGCCCCGCGATATTGCGGCCGGAGTCCTGGCCCGATCGAATAGGTGGCGATTGAATCCACCGCGCCTTTAATCAGCCCCACATTGCGGTACATGTGCCGAGCGAGCTTGAGCAGTTCAACCCGTGTCGCTTCGTTTAGATCTAATCGTGAATCGCGGGCATGGGCGCCATAGATGACGGGACGCTTACGAGAAAAGCCTGCGCCCTCGTAGGGTTGAAACGTGCTGATGCCTGCACCGAATCCAGCGCCAAACGCTTTTATGCCTGCGCCCATCCGAGCCACGAGTGAAAGTTTCTGTGCCATAATCAGCTATCCAGAATGTAAGAAAATGAGGCGCTGGTGCGTGTGACTTGTACGCCGTTTAGGTAATCGATTGCGGCCTGAAATAACTCAACCCGTTCGGTCGGTTTAAGGTCGATCTGGAAGCTGGCCGACTGCCCGCCTGCTGAAGATCCTACCAGAGCACGGCCAGATGCTGCGCCCGTCATTGCCGCGTTGCGGTCAGTGGCAAGGTTGGTCAGGGCGCTTGCGGTAACCCCAGAGGCTTGTGCCAGGTAGTTCGTCGCAACTGCCCGCGTAAGTCTGCGGGAAATAGCCATCACGTCGCCACGGGTGTCAACGATTCCTCATCCAGTGAAGCGGTCGGCCTAATGACTTTTCCGTACACGGCAAAGCCAGCCAGATATGTTTCGCAATCGTACAAGTGATCCTGCCTGCTTTTGATCCGTATCCATTCGTAGTGATCGCGCCCTGTCTTGCGGTTAATCCGATGTACCTTTTTGTGGCTGCTCATGTGCTCTCGATAGTCTGGGCTTACGTCATGGGCAATTTCCCAGCGTGGCCCCTGCCCTCTTCGCAACCATGCCAGCAAATCCTGACAGGCTGGCGAGCTGAGCAGCAGAAGCATGCAGCCCGCGTCGGTGGGTTGCTCGGCCGAGTGTACCGACTTCATCCGCCCGCGTGGCGTTTCGATCCAGTAAGCTGGACGCTCTTCGCCCTTTAATGCCGTGTACTTATAGCGGGCACAGATTCTGTACGAATCGTGCGTCTCGTATCCGCTATCCATCGCGGTGTGCTTAGGTTGAACGCCTAGCGTGTGCAGGTGTTGCGCCACGTCCTCGATCGTCCTTGCCCGGCCTTCGTCGATTAGTCTGCTCGTTCCATCCCTAGCAAACGCCCTTACCACAAACCAATACTCGTCGATCTGTCTGTCTATGGCCGCTAGTTTGATATGTTCCGTTTCCCAATCCTGCTTTTTCGCAAATGCTCCGGCGGGTATGTCGATTGTTTTGTCGTCGTCAAACTGATCTTCCCACGGCATCGCACTCCATCCGTTCACGAATCCTTGCAAGCCATGTAGATAATGCTTTTGAGTGAGGAACTGTTTGGCGCAATCCGCGAAGGTTACGGTCGGCGAATACCAGCTAGGCAGTCGCATGCTTCGCCTGCCGCGCTCTGCGTTTGGATTTGCTGCCACCCACTTGCCCTGCTCTACGGCTGATCGCCTGTGGCCCTCAGTCCACGGCTCGTTGCACTTAGTGCAATGGTAAGCGGCCGTCTCACCCACTTTCTGTAAGTCCCATTTGCCGTCAGGATTGCGTGCGCTATCCGCCCACCGCACTTGCCCGAACTCCATCGCCTGCATTTCACCGCAAGCATGGCAAGGGACGTGGAAAGTTTCCTGTGTTCCCGCCTGATAGTTCTGCCATATATCGCCCGTGCTTAACGTCGGCGTGCTGGTCAGCACGTGCTTGCGGTTAGGAAAAGCCTTTGTCCGTTCCAGCGCCAGATTGTAAGCGGCCGCCTCGCGTTCGGTCGGTGGGGCAAACTTGTCCAACTCGTCCAGTACCGCGATGCAGATCGGGCGGGAGCTGATGTTGGCCGGGCTATTCGATCCCACCAGGCTAAGAGTCATGCTGGTAAACTGCATCTCTAGGATTTTGAAATCGTCGCTGTCGTATGGGAACAATGCCCGCACCGGCTTGCACTTCTCAAAGATCGGGGTCAGTCGCGTTTCGCTGTAGCTCCTAGCCAGATCCGCGTTAGGCATTACGAGCAGTGCCGGCGCTGGATCGTTTGCGATTCTGTACGCCAGCCAGATGGCCAGCGTCAGTGTCTTGCCGGTCTGTGATCCCCAGCAAAGGCTAACGGTATGCACGCCCGGATCGGCCAACGCTTCCAGTACGCCCGCCACATAAGGCGTATACTTGGTTGAGTAAAGACCTGGGCGAGCCGTGATCCTGCTATCTAGCTGAATGTTCTTTTCCGCCCACTCGATGACGGACGGCGGTGGCTCAAAGTTCCAGCGATCGCGTTCCCGTTTAAGTAGCTGTTCGGCCGCCTTCACAGCGCGGCCTGCACTTGTCGCATGACTTGCCCCACCTCGTTCTCTACCTCTTTCTGGATCTCAGCGGCTGGGCGATGAGCACAGATAGGCGCTAAGCGTTTGGGCATGCCAAGCAGTAGTGGGATTAGTGCGTTAGTCCGGCGTGCCAGTATCTTGTCTGCCTCGTCGATCGGCACCATTTTGCCCTCCGCCTCGTTGATGTCGGGCCGGTCGCCCTTCATTTTTCGCAGTGCCTCCACGACTCGGGTGTAATCGCCTATCAGTGACGACCGCTCCGGCCCGCTCGCCTCCTTGGCTGCCTCGCCAAGCGTAGCCGCCAGCGATTCAAGTCGATCGATCTCGCCGTCTAATCCTATCCCGGCGATCGGCTTCATCGGCTTTGCGGCCGCAACCGCCTGCCCTTTCTCAAGCTGGCGCCGAGCTTGGCGCAAGCCGACGCCGGTAGCGGCGGCTTGAGCGAGGATTGCGGTGTTTGGTCGGCGTCCCATAACGTCATTCAATGTTTTTGCGTAAAACTCAAGTAATTACCGAATGTCTTTGCCATCGCGACAGATTGCAAAAGTTTAAAAGATTCCTTAGGCACTTACGCAAGCTGGCCTACCTAGGCCGCCCCCCGCAGGTCGTTGTAAGCCTTCACAATCGGCTCGGCCTCCGCTAAGAATTGCTCCTTTAGCGTCTTATCCTGGGCAATAAATTTTGCGCCTCTCGAGGCAAGCCACTGCCTTGCTTTCATAATTGGAAATAGGAAGTGCTTAGGCTCGCTTGGCTCGCTCATCGTGATGGGATCTGGCAGGATTCCGATACGCAGATATGTCTGACGCATAAGGCTTGGATCTGCATCGCCACTGCTCAGTCGCTTCTGAGTGGCTGCGACTTTCTCATATCGCTTACCAACCTCTTCAGTAATCCCAGCCTCCTCACATATAGCCTGCACGTCTTTACCTTCAGTGCGTGCAATCGCAATGATCTCGCCAGCATCAGATGCAAGTGAGATCGTCCTGCCTACCAGCTCAATCGCCTTGTCTCTCGTTTCGTTTAGTTTGTTTATTACGGATAGTAATTTCATTTGTTCATGCCTTTCTTTAGTGCGGCACTGTTGAATTTAGGTGCTTCACGCCGCCGCTTGGCGTGAACGCGATATGCCCGTTTGCGGTAGGATTCGCGGGCCTTCTCGCTCTTCTGCGATCGTGCTCGGATACCCAGCCGGTCATAAACTTCTGTGACTTTCTTACTGATCGCCTGCTTAGTGATGCCGTACCGCTTAGCCACGGCCGTCATAGATTCAGGCGATCTGTTAAGAGATATGTTCAATACCGCATGCCCCAGCGTGTCCGTTCGGTTAGCCATAGCCGGGTGATCGGCAGACTTATCCATAAGGTGCTCTATCACTTTTGTGATAGTCGCAACCGTTGAGGTGGTGACCGTAATCTTTAGGTCATCGCATGACTCAAAGACCAAGTCTTGCAGGCTATCAATCATGCTTGCTGGATGCGGAATAACCGCTGGGATTCTTTCGATTGCTTCTTGGTCAATCATAATGGCTGGAAATCGCCCCTATCGATGGTCAATGGATGGAAATATCGAACCCTATCAATGGATATCCCCTTAAAGGGGGGATATCCATCAATAGGAGTTCTACCTATTTTCGGTGATAGAGTTTGAATAAGTGGTGATAGGCTTTTTAGGCTCATTTTTGATCCTCATTTAGTACGTATTTTTTATGCTTTTCAGTGCCTGTATTTTTAATCAAACCCTCTGACTCCCAAGCCGCCGTCAAGTCGCGGCTCTTAGTGTGACCGACCTTTGACTTATTGCGGATGCAACTTTGCAGATCACCTGCACTTATGCCCTTTGCAACGATGTGCTTGTAATCCTCGAAATTGACCACGATCTCCGGCCTGCCTGCAGTCTTACGTTCAGGTTCATCAGCAGCAATCCACGCTAATCCCACATCGCTATGTCGTAGATTGGCGTGAGGCTGCACTGCATTTTGCGCTATAATGCCCTTAGAATTGAGATTAGACCGCTTGCCTCGCTTGGTTACCTCAAGCCTATAAATCCGCTTTCCTTCGGCATCGTCGCCACAAGGCGCAAGGGTTAATACGCTTCTCGCCCAATTCGTCAGCTCGCTTGAGCCAAAACCACTATACGCCTTGTCTGCGCCTTGGTATCCGTTGCCCTCCCTAACTGGCTTCGGGGTATGATGGATTAGCATCCACGCAAACCCAGCAGATAGAGAGAGTGGATTAAGCATATTGCGCAGGAACGCACTTGCCGTCTCCTGGCTGGATAGATCGCCGCCAATGAACGCCAGCAAAGGATCGATCCATACTAGGTCAGGCTTATGCTTTTCGACTAAACGACGGACACGATCGACAAACTTCTCCCCAGTGGATGTGCAATCCCTAACGATCGTCACGTTAGCCATAACTAACGCTTTCTGCTTTTCGGTTAAGTTCATCGCCTTAAACACACCTTGGATGGATTCAGCTACGTCTCCCTCGTCGTTCTCGGCCTGAATGATCAGCGACTTCAGCCCGTTGCCGTGCGGGTTGATCCCAAAGAACGACTCAGCGATCGCCCAGGTGATTGCGGCCTGCATACACAGCACGCTCTTACCAAGGCCACTGCTACCCACCCACAAAGCCGATCCGCCACGGCAGATCCAGCGTTTTCCTAATAGCTGGGTCGGATCTTCAGTTTCCTTAAAATTAAGCAAATCGTCCCACTTGTACGGATCGGGTATATCGCCAAACAAAATGCGCTCTTTCCATTGTAAGAATGAGATCGAGGGTGTGCCACATTCGACCAGCTCTTGCTGATTGCCTGTGGCCGTCCTCATAGCTCCGGGCAACCTCGACAACCTCCCTGCGTCCTTTGTCGAGGAATCAACCTTACTATGTTCTAAGTGCTTAAATATAAAATCAACACGTTCAGTAAATTCAGCTTCATTATCAGCGTCAATTTTTACCCATGCGTGCAAGCTGCGTGATCCGCTCTTTATGATGCAAGTGGTAGGCAATCCGCTTTTCTTAATAATTTTCCACTGCTCATCCAAAGTGCTTTCATCAAATTCGATTAGGACGTGACGCCATTTAGTAACATGCTCTTTCTTGCGGCCTTTGCCATTGTTAGGGTTAATTGAGACATACACGCCAACGGCTGACCCCTGCCACTCTTTCAGTCCGTCTCCCTTATAAAGCTCTAACCACTCCTCACGTTTTCTAGTTTCCCCAGTACCGTCCGGCCGCTCGCGATCTCCGTCCTTAATGGATCGACAGATATTAATGCTTTCGCCTAGTTCAAAAGCCTCTGCTAAGAATTTTTCTACTGGCTGGGCCTCTACGCTTTTAGGCATTTGAGGCACTGGCAGATCCTCACGAACGATCGCCCCATTCTGATAGCCATACTTGGCCTTTGGCTTCCACGCCTCGCGCTGGGGTTTGCTATAAGCAGATTTTACAACTGCCACCACCTCCTTCTGTGTTAATCCAAATTTATGGCCCCATATCTCGGCCTCCGTCTCTGCATCAAACTGCGACAAGCCTTGGTCACGGAATTGCAGTGCCATTTTAAACAACTCATTATTACGATGCCCCTCTGGGGCTCCGTTGTGGTAAATGGCTTCTGTGGCTGGCGGCAGTGCGATCATTTTTTGACCAATCCTTCCAACGCTTTCTTAATCACGTACTCAATCACTGCCTCTTGATCTTTCTTTAACTGCTTCAGCCCAAATGCGTGCAACGCCTTTGCCGTATTTGCGTCATAAGTCACATCGACTAAAACTTGTTTGGGCGCAGGGCGTGCTTTGCCAAAAGTAATTTTGCCTAGATCATTCATTTGCTCTCCTTCGTTTTATTCGCCTCAATGGCTTTCGCTTTAAATCCCTCGGCCTGCTTCAGCATTTCGGTCGCCATTAGAACGGCCAGATCCAGCCGGGTGCGTACTGCGTCATACTGCTTCTTAAGCAAATTCTTCTTCGCACGCTCGAGCACGGCGAGATGCCAGGTTAAACGCTTTACGCTCATAAATTTTCGTACTTCTCCATAAAAGGGATGTCGTAAGCGCAATGATTTCTAAATTCAGGAATTTGCATCATAGTTTTATGCAAACTCTGCGCATCGACTTTGTCCCTAATAACTGCGTGATGAAAAGCAACCATCCAGAAAAGACCTACACCCATTGCTTGCATTTTTCTTGGGTCGCTTGGCCACACCATTGCAAAACCATGTTTTTTTTCAAATGCGCTTAACAATCCATCGCCTTGTTCAAACAGGCACGAATGCTTTGTGCCGTAAGCATAGGCCAAAGACACGCTCACCACTGCCCCATTCCCCACCTGTGGCGATTGGCACGGGCCTCTCGCACACAGTCGGCGTACTGCTCCGGCGTGTAGGTGCCGATGACGCGGGCGGAGAACATGGTTAAAAGATCGGCTAGGCTCACAGCACCGCCTTCGGCAGTGGCCCCGCCAGTTTGTATTGGTACTTGCTGGCATCGTATTCCAGCGGATAACCAAAGAAATCACGCAGCAGATCGATGTCCCGCTGGATGGTCTTGTAGCTACATTCGAGCTTAACGCCCAACTTGGCACAGCTAGGCAGTGTCAGATCTCGGCGCAGCATTCCAGCGATCACGCCCAGGCGGCGAAACGTCGGCCGTGTATCGCCAAGGCCCGCAGCGCGATTGCGTTTAGACGCAAACGTAGCGGCTTTCGTACTCACTTCACAACCTCCACCATTGCCACCTTTGGCAACCGCATCGCGTTGAACTGCTTTTCGCTCGCAGCAAACACGTCCACAACAGGCAACTTTCCGCCGCTCGCCTTCTTGCTCTTAACTGCCGTGCCAGTATCCACGGCCACCCACTCCCGCTTTCCGCCCATCACGCGGATCTTGCTCCAAAGCGGAATGATGTCTGGATCGACGGCACAGTGACGCCCAGCACGCAAGCGTGTTCCAGTGCTGGATTGATAGCGGCTGCTCCACTCGTCCTCTCCGGGCCAGTAGCCAGTGATGCGAACCTTCATTTTTTTAACGTCGATCTTTTTGGCAGTTGGGCGCAAATCGATAAGAGCGTTACTTAGTTTAGTCGTTGTAAAGCCAAACAGGGCGAGGATTGATAGCAGTGTCCTCATAGCCCTGGCCTCATCCGCTCGATCAAATCGTTCTCGCGTCCTTCAGCGGCCGCCAGAGCAGCCTTTGCTTCCGCCAGCTCACGAGCCAACGAGCGCACGCGGTTCAGCAACTGCTCCTGGGTGGATTGTTCGGGTAATACTTCAATCACAGCGCACCTCACGCGGGTCGTACTTCTTCAGCCAGCGCCACACTTTGCAGATGGATGTGAACGCCTCGAACGCCTGGGCAACTTGCTCGGCGGTGTAGCGAATGTCCTGCAACTGGCCGGTGACTGGATCGATCAGAATGTTTCGGCAAGCCATTCCATCGTCGGTAAATGCGTATGCGTAGGCACTGAGCTGAAGCAGATCAGTTTCATAGCCCGATGCTTTTGAGACGCCTTTTGCATCCTTCTTAAATTTGCGTGTCTTAAAATCCACCACCTCAATCACGCCGTGGATGTCGGCAATTAGATCTACTCGGCCTGCATACCCTTCGGCCTCATTCACTAGCACAGACTCACTGGCGTGAACTTTAGTCACACAGCAGTCACGCCATTCCTTCAAACCCGCATAGTGCTCCTCGTAGCCTTTGACCAGTTCACCCGGCTCTTGCTGATTAATTATCATTTCAGCCAGGGAATGAATGTGAGTCCCTCGGGCAGCAGCGGCCTCCACTTCCTTTCTGCTGTCCAATACCACCCGCTTGGCAAAATCGGCCAACGATTCACCATCGTTGCGCGGGAGCGAAAGAGCCGCAGCGATCGCTTGCTCCTCCTTCCAATTCATCAGCCCCTGCTTGCTGGGGCCAGCCGCCCCGAGGATGGTGGTCACGGACGGATACGCCCCCACCTTCCGGGCAGATCGCAGATCACCGTGGCACGATTCACCCGACGCCAGGTAATAGTGCGACGACTCCGTCTTTGCCGTGGCAATAAGCGCAGCCATTACTGCCAGTCCTTAATCAGTCGCATAGTCATAAGGGCCAGCACGACTGCGGTGGTTGGGAATACGATTTGAACTATCAAAGTTAGGATTTCCATTTTGGTATTCTTTCTGGCCAAGGCGGGATAGAACCACCCTGGCCAAGTGCTCAGAACGGCACGGGAGTCCCGTCGGCATCTAACTCGACGACGGCTGGTTTCGGTGCGCCAGGACGATTGCATTTCCTGACGAAGTCCTTATCGACTTTGATTTTGTTCGCTCCGGCAGGCAGTACCGCCTGCACGTTTGCGTATGTAGAGCCATCACGCTCCGCATGTGTCACAAGGATCTGGCACGGCTTACCGATTAAGGTTTCCAGATCCAGATTCTGCGGCGGCGCCTTTTTGGCATAGGATTTCAGATCTTTAAACAGAGCTGCTTTCTCATGCAGGCTCAGTCCGTAACGCCGGCCGATGGTGAACGGCCGCCCGTCCTCCATCTTCTCAGCGATCTGCCAGACCAACCTAATCTGGTGCTTTTTCCCATACTGCGTTTCCACCACGCCAAGATCCTCAACGTCGCAGAATACTGCGTCGTGATTCCCTTCCGGGGCTGGCGTATATGTGCCCCCTCTTGATGCTACTATTGGCATATTAGGATTTCCTTTCTTGGTTTCTTTGTTTTTGTTTCTTGGATTTGCAACGACTACTCATCGTCACAAAAATCGTTATTCCGGTGCGGTTGATTAAGATCTTGAAATTCACGGTCAGCCAAGTGCCAGGCGATCTCATGCTTGCGAGCCAAGTCTTTGGCTTGTACTAGGTCGCCGCGATTGATTGCCTTCACAACTCGCTCGGCTGAGTTACGGCAGGCCATCACTTCGATGTTTTCGATTAGCCGGAATTTCGTTAGGTCGGTCATAATCAGCCCCGGCGGTTGTTGCCGTAGTAATCCGCGAAACGCTGATTCTCATATTCAGAGTCAGCCCTCTCCCGCTCATAGACGTCGTATTCGTAGTCCGGCTTGTCGTTGGTTGGTTCGCTCATTTTGTTTTCTCCTTCATCGAAAGGCGGAATGATTTTGCGGTCATCGCCACTGCTTCAGCCGTCAGGCACTTGGTTGTAAAACGCCAGATGCGCCAGCCCAGGTCGGCTGCTGCCCGGTACTTCTCGCAATCTTTGACCATCCCCATCCCTCGCCCGTGACGGCCGCCAAACGGCAGGAATGCCCCGCCGTCCAGCTCGATCGCGCAGCGGGCGGATTTGCAAGCGAAGTCAAAACGCCATTTGCGGGTCGGGTGGAACGTGTGCTCGGCCACCAGCTCCGGGCCGCCGGCCACCGTCCAAAGCACTACGAATTTTTTTGCCAATGCGCTCACGATTGCGCCCTCTTAAGCAGGCTTGCGACCACCTCTTGAATGCCGTCTAGGTCATTACGCAGCTTGCGGTACTTGGTTTGTAAATCGATCAGAGCAGTTGTCTGGGATAGCTGTGCCGACCCGTAGGATTGCGAGACGGAGATCGGTAGAATGCCCTCCGCCTCAAGATCGCGTACAGTAGCCGCAGACGAATTAGACGTCTCGGCCACGCCGCCTTGGCTTTCAGGTGCGGGGCCACCGTTGTCCTTGGCGTAAATCATTGGGAATGCTTCCTTTTTTCGGGCGGCTCACATCTAACCCAAAAAAGTCCAAGCAATTTTGTAACTTTATTTCTTTTCCAACTCTCCGAATGAGTCATGAGAGAAAACTTGTGTATTTTTCTATTTAAATCAGTTAACGCATAATAATTTTCGGGTCTAAATTGCTCTTTAATTTTCCCTAAAAGCCTATTTCTTTTCTTATCTTGTTCTCGAAACGGCCGCATTGTGCTTGGGTGGCCAAATCTATGGAAATCAAGGCGTGCCTTTATGGCACTAAAAACCCTTTGACGATCTGATCCCATGGAGCACTGGACTTGCCCTTTCATTACATCAACTCCTTGCGGATAAAATCTACAACCCAAAAAAAGATCACCGCGCCAATGGTCAGGCCGGTAATTCCGCAACCGATCGCCAGTAGCCAGCCAAGGATTAAGGCCGACACCTGGGCAAGATCCCGCATGACTTCCCAAGAGATCATTTGCTGGCCTCGTGCTGGGCGTGCCACATACGGCACACCGCGGGGTTAGGGTGATAAACGAACGCTTCGGGCGTTAAATCGTATCCGCCCCGCGAATTTAAATTTAGTTGTTGGTAGTGAGCCTTTTTAGGATCAGTTAATGGGTTGACGACTTGATCTAGAATCACCCCGTTTCCGCTCTGAGAAAAGTCTATTATCGGAACTGCTGGCTTCATCTTGTGTGATTTATTATCGAAAAGAAAATAACCCTGCAAGCGTTTTCTGCATCCGATTGTGAAATTTATTTGCGATGGCGCAAAAGCCTTCCCTGCACGTCCAGTCGCAAGGATGCTAGGATTTGGGCGATTTGCCTAAAATAAGGCGGTAGTGCGGCACTTTCCTGCAGTGGCCTAGAAACTTTTTTCCCCTTGCATCAACGTGAGGCAATCGGATCACATAACTTTTTCTTTCGGCTCTGCCGTCTTTAACCAAATGAGCTAAAAGTTTATTGGCATAATTTGCCGACTTTCCCCAAAGCTCGGCGATCTGCTTTTTAGTTAGCCAGCCCGGTGGCACTACCTCTTGCCGATACCCAGCGACGTACTCCGTAAGAACGCTTGCCCAATCCGACTTTACACTGGGTATCGCCATACGCCTCCTATGGGTGAAAGCACGTTCACCGTGCATCCCTGCCCGCCTTCTACGTACTCGCCCCAGGCTACTCCGTGCTGCCACCTGGTAACGGATCGCTGGCGCCGGGCGTAGTGCATGCTTGGAATATCGGCTAGGCAACCGATCGACCAGCCCACGGGTGCGCCGATGCTGCGGCCTGCAATCCTATCTACCCGGTGCAAATGGCCCATGACGACAGGCTTTCTGACCATCTCTACGTGGTCGCGCACGGCTGATTCTGAAAACATAAACCCGTGGCCGAATGCCGTTCCGCCCAGATCACGCCAGCCTTTCTCAATATCATAAGGGACATACTGAGCCTTTAGATCCTTGCACATATTATATATCTCAGACTTCGCAGACGTGCAGCAATGAGCCACAATCGCGCTAGGCGAGTATTGTAGGGCGGTTAGTCGGTGCTCATGGTTTCCCTCGAAGATGTAGCGTGGCGCCAGTTCTCGAACGAAATTAAGGCCAGCGTCGAAGTCCTCACGGATTGATGCGGTGCGTTCGGGCGAATCTGGATCTTTTCTCGCGCTACCCATCAGACCGGACAGATCGACAAAATCGCCAAGGTGGAGGGTGGTATCTGGTTGCCATCTGCGCTTCATTTCCAGCGTAGCCTTACAGGCCGCCGCGTTCGCCAGGTGTCCGTGGCTACAGCTAACGGCCAGCCACCGTTTCCACTTGCGGATTACTTTCATTTCTTATCAGCCGCTGACGGGAATCCTTCCAACACAGCCAGAATCTGACGGCAACTTTCCCGCGATTGAGCTGCCACCACGCTTTCGTCGCTTGCCCCGATTAGCGCGATCTCGGCTATGACGGAAAGTTGCATTTTTAGGGTGTGTACATACGTGCAAAGATCCAGAACCTCCATCCAGGCATCCTTCCACACAGGTCTACGCCAAAGCGCTCCACCGTGCTCCTCTTGCCCTTTGCGATACTTAGCGTCTATATCCTTGCTCAAATCACGTATAATGCCCGCCAGGTGCTTCTCGTGTTCGGGCGTCATCGTGAACTCCACGGGCGGCTATTGACGAAGCTTTTTGCCTTTGTCTTTTTGGGGATGTCCTTGACCATTACTTGTTCCACGGAGTTGCGTGGAATGTCACGCCAGCTTTTGTAGTCACTGCTTTGCAGGTGGCCTGTCTCCCAGCTAATGCCAGCCAAACGGAATGAAATTCCCACGTGCTCTCCTAGGCGGAAAGCGGTTTCGTTGTCCCAGTCTGCGATCCACAGATCGGCGTTTTTGCCCGACTGCTTTAACGGCACCCAATCGAATGCCAGCCCGTAGTTGTGGTAGCTTTCCCCTGGCTTGGCCTTGGTCACGATCTTACTGCCCCCGTCCATTCTACCTTTAGCATAAAGGGCGGCCTGCTCCTCCATAGTACGACGGCCGCAGTAGATCAGCGGCTCGATCCGGCTAGTGACCATTTCGTTAACCCATCCCCTAACCTGCTTTTGAAAGCTGGCATCTAGGGTATCAATCGCCCGCAAGGTGCGGGAGCTTGCCTCACTGAGGCTGGTCACTGATTCCTCGCTCGCTCTCTTTCAGTTTCTGCCAGGCTATCAGATAGCGCTTTGAGCGATTTCGCAAACAGATCTCGGTAAGCCTGTGGACAGGGCTTGTTGGTTCGCTCGGCCTTGTCCCATTCGTATATAAAGTAGCTGATCGTGTCTGGGCTTGGCGGCGGGCCGTCCTGCGTTTGCGAGGTGGTCGCACAGGAGCACAGCGCAAGGCTAAGAATCAGTAGGAGGGCGTTTCGTCCACCAGTCATTGATGTCTCTTTGCCTATTGCGGCGTTCTTTTTCGATCGCCTCAAAGTTACGCTGAAGCGGCGTTTTGCGTTTTAAGAACCAGAGCACGATCCCGATTATCCCGCCCAGCGCCGTTAGTATGCCGGCGATCATTGACGACTATTTTCGCGAGAAGCGTGAAATCACGTCCACCACGGCCTGCAATGCCTTCTCAGGCTGGTCGCCGGGGATAAGAGAGGCGACTGCGATGGCGGCGACAAGCACGGCCGACAAGGCGCCAAGATAAGACTGCCAGTTGGTTAGTATATTATTGATGATTTCCATGCCCTTAACGGGGTGTCAAAAGCTGAAACGACGTTTGATCAGCTCCCAAGCGGTGCTGACCACTGCCCCGGAGACTAACGCCACTAGCCAGAGTTTCGTTTTAATCGTGTGGGCCTCGCGTTCCATGTTGGTTAGGCGGCCGTGATACTCACCCAGGCTGGCCTGCGAGCGTTCAAGTAAATCTAAAATTACCGACTGGCGGGTCTCGATCCGGGCTATAGATTCCCTTACCAAAGAAAGACGTTCCGAAAGTTCAGCGACTTGGTCGGTACTCATAGGGTGGCGTTCTCAGCTCCATCCGCGATCCGCACCCACTCGTTTCCCTGGGCATCAGTCCACCGAACAATGAATCCCTCTGCCTCTAAAAAGCGCAGGCTGGCAGTAAATTCACGCCAGCCGGGCGTGTTGCAATCGTCGGACGCAGTCATTCATTTCACCTGGCCTGCGTCGGCAGCAGCTCCCATTTCCCCGTAATCTGGGAGGGCGTTGTTCTCCGTGTGCTTCTTTGGCGAGCAAGAGCAGAGCAAGAGGGCGATAAAAAGCAGAGGCATTATGGCAATCCTAGCCCTTGGCAAAGCGTGGTTTTTAATAGGTTATGCAAAGCCAGTATTTGTGCCGTTGTTAGCGTTACATTAAAAACTGCGGCAAAAGAACCAACACTTCCCCATTGTGCGCTATTGGCAAGATCACCGAAAAATGCAGGCCCGCCGTGAGCCGTGTCGCTTGTAAAAGTCCTTGAGGTAGTTGCTGCAAATGAATTATAAACATTTGCGTTTGCGGTATTTGTAATTGCTCCGTTAATAAAACCACTTAAATCTGTATTGGGAGAAAAAACAGTAGCAGACGTTCCGCTTCTTCTTTGCCAGAAATGAAAATTATTGGCACCATTGGATATTCTAAAGACTATGGAACTTGTAATTGTTGTGTTGTTGAGTCCAACTGCGAAAATTGTATGAGTGCCAGTTGGCAGATAATAGGAAAATCGCAAACAAGAATTTGTAGGAGAAAATGTAAGACCATCTACACCCCAAGCTGGGCTATTGGCTATCGTTCCATTATATTCCCCCAACCCGCCCAAACTATACGCAGTACTTCCGCTGCCTTTACTATGAGTAGATCGAAGGGGATAGCAGAACATATTATTGTAAAGGCCAACATTCTTCATTTCCAAAACAAATTGGTTTATGTCGTTTTGTGCCGACACATTTGTAATCCCTGACCTTCCGATGTAAGCAACGGCATCTAGGTCTGCCGTTGGCTTAATTACTTGCCTACGATAAAGAGGCATCGCCTACTCCTAGCTAACTTCCGTCACCCTAGCCGTTCCAGCCGTGGCGAATACAGCCGAGTGCGTGATAGTAGTCTGATGATTTGGCACTTCGTAGTAATCCCCCGCCGATAGGCGAACTTGATAGGCGATAGTAGTGCAAGTTGCCCCTGCACAGATATGAAGATTGCCCGCTCCCTCGTTGAAAATTGTCAGCACTTCCCTTGTCGCATTGTAGTTAGCCAGCACAGTAGAGGCGGTGGTGCTGGTAAAGTTAGAGGTGGTGACTGCAGTGCCTTGGATGGCGAAGGTGTTGGCTGTGACCGTCCCGCTAATTGCAGGGAGCGATCCAATGGTAACAGAATTTCCAACCGTGACAGAGGAGATGCTGATGGGAACCGTCCCGCTGATCGATGCGGTGACTGATCCTATTTGAGCTGTGCCTGCGACTAGAGCTGGGAGTGAGCTAATGGTTAGAGAATTGCCAACGGTAACTGATGAAATTGATATGGGAACTGTCCCGCTAATGCTGGCCGTCACGCTTCCAATCTGTGCAGTACCCGCTCCGATGGTGACTGTGCCCGCTCCGATAGTAACTGAATTTCCAACTGTAACTATACCAATTCGACTA